TGGTTTGCACCAGCAGGAACACGTCGTGGTGGCATTACTAACGCAACAGCAGTTGGTTATGTAACCAGCGAAGGCGAGTTCCAATCAGTAGCTCTAAATGAAGGACAACGTGATACATTGTATAACGTAAAAGTTAATCCAATCACATTCTTCACTGGAGCAGGTTTAGTAAACTTTGGACAGAAGACTCGCGCAAGAAACGCTTCTGCCTTAGACAGAATCAACGTAGCACGTTTGGTAATTTACTTACGTAGCCAGTTGAACAAACTTGCTAAACCATACATTTTTGAACCTAATGATAAGATCACTAGGGACGAAATCAAGCAACAGGTTGAAAGTCTGTTGCTGGAGTTAGTCGGACAACGTGCTCTATACGACTTCTTAGTTGTGTGTGACGAAAGTAACAACACACCAAATAGAATCGATAGAAACGAATTGTATGTAGACATTGCTATTGAACCAGTGAAGGCTGTGGAATTCATTTATATTCCAGTACGCTTGAAGAATACTGGTGAGATTGCAGGGCTATAAGGCTAAGATAAATAATTACAGGAGATTATAGAGAATGTCTATTTCAACACTAAGCAGATTATCGGTGCCCTTAGCCAGTGACCAGTCAGCAAGCTCTCAAGGCTTGTTGATGCCAAAACTAGCATATAGATTCAGAATTTCATTTGAAAATTTTGGGGTATCAACACCAACAACAAACTTAACCAAGCAAGTTGTTGAAGCAAAACGTCCAGAAGTTACATTTGATTCTATAGAATTGCCAGTGTACAACAGTCGTGTTTATATGGCTGGTAAACACAAGTGGAACCCAATCACATGCAAGTTACGTGATGATGCCACAGGTGAAGTACAAAAGTTAGTAGGCGAGCAACTACAGAAACAATTTGACTTTTTTGAACAAAGTTCAGCGGCATCCGGTATTGACTATAAGTTCACTACTAGATTGGAAATGCTGGATGGTGGTAACGGTGCTAACGTTCCTACAGTTTTAGAAACTTGGGAAATTTACGGATGCTTCTTAACAACAGCATCTTATGGTACTGTTAACTATGGTAGTAACGATGCAGTAACTATTGATTTAACTATTCAGTACGATAACGCAATCCAAAGCCCACAAGGCACTGGTATTGGTACAGCAGTAGGACGAGCTCTAGGAACTCTCGCTACAGGTGGATAATTAGTTCCGGGAGCAATGGGAAAAGGACACTTCGGTGTCCTTTTTCTTTATCTATACACATAATCGTTACCGATAAATAATTGTATGGCAAACATACTCAACGGCTTTTTAAATAACGTAGGACAAGGACTAGGCAACCCTAAGGGTACGCTAGGCGATTTCCAACACGCGGCACGACTATACAATAGTCAGGCCATGCGACTTGCTCCCAAGGGCAAGTGGATGTATCATGTGGTATTCAACATTAATCCTAAAGCATTAGGATCTGCAAAGTTTGATATACAAAAACACGGTACAGCAATTAATATGCTGGTCAAATCTATTGACCTTCCTAAATTTAGAACCCAAGTTGAAAAGCCAATTCAGTATAACAGAAAAAGACAAATTCATACTAAGTTAGAATACGATCCTATTTCAGTAGGATTCCATGATGATAATTTTGGATTAACAACTAACCTATGGGCCATGTATTATGGCTATTACTTTGCCGACAGCAAGCACGGTGGCAGTGCTGGATCATCAACAGCAGGCTCTTTGTTATCAGGAGTAGGCAATCTTATTGCTGGATTTATTCCTGGGTCGTCTGGATTATTAGGAGCAGTTAAAGGATTCCTTGGCAGTTCAGACTCCGGAGTACCTGCGGCATATCAGCGCAACAGTTATAAAGGGTCCACATTAAACACTTATCGTTACGGATTAGATAACGGTGCCAGTGCTCCTTTCTTTAGTAGCATACAAATATTTCAATTAGCAAGACATCAGTATCAAAGTTATACATTAATCAATCCCGTGATTACAAGTTGGACTCATGAGAGTTTAGCATCTAGTAGTACAGAAGGTTCTGGTAACACTATGCAAGTTGCCTATGAAGCAGTTATTTACGGTGCCGGTGCTGTCAGCAGAGGTACTCCTAAAGGATTTGCCACAGAATTCTACGACAATCAGCCTAGTCCGTTAGGACTGCTAGGAGGTGGCGTAACAAGTTTATTCGGCCAAGGCGGAATACTTGGAGGTATAGGAAGTATATTATCGGACTTAGGCCCAGGCGGCAACGGGTTTACATTGGGTACACTAATTAAAGGCATCAACGTGTATAACAATGCTAAGAAACTTACTAAAGAGGGTGTTCGCCAAGAAGGATTTAGCATTCTTAAATCTGCATTAGGAGCCAGCACTGGTATTGATGTCAGCGGTGTTGCCAACGTATTATTCCCTAAACAAACGGGTAACGGTCAGACCAGAGCCACAGTGGCAAGTCCTCCTAAAGAAACTTCAAAAACAAATACAACAGATCAAAGACAAGCCGCACTGGCTAAAAATCCTGGTGCTAAGACAGCATTAGTTGATTTAGCAGTTAAGTCTGGAGTTGTTGCTCCAGGAGCAAATGCCGCGGCCGCAGTAGATTCGTTGGTCAGTTCTGGACGTAATGCTAAATTAAATGGCCTAGCAGATAAAGTAATTTCAACAGCAGGATAATCATGTCAAATATATCACAAAGCAGTAACTTACCGCAAGTAGAACAAACTGACTCAGGCGAAAAAGTAAAATCATTTTTCGATGCGTATTTTGTAGCACCTATTAGTTTTCCAGCAGAGCAAATAGATGCCACAGTGGGATTCTTTCAAAAGCGTGGCTTCGACGAATTAGCCAGCCAGTCCACTGCTATTGTTTTACTTCAACAGGCCAAACTAGATGGTGTAAACGTATTCACATTATTGGATACTCTACGAGGATTAGAAGACCTTAAACTTAGTGCTGTGGTTGCTGAGGTATTAAACTACAACAGACAAAAGATATCAACATTAGGTTATCGCCAACAAGGTCAAAGCGACTTGTTGGAAAGTCGTAACGTTGTAGTCTAATATGACCAGTAAGTTTGCCCAGGGAAAATTTGCTCTAAAAAACCCAGAAAAATACATGGGCAACAGAACTCCTACCTATAGAAGCAGTTGGGAATGGGCAGTGATGCAGATGTTTGACAACAATCAAGCCATTGAAAAATGGGGCAGTGAAGTAATTAAGATACCTTACAGAGATCCGCTAACCGGCAGACATACAATATACGTGCCTGATTTCTTTGTAGTATACAATGATAAAAACGGAAAAAAGAATGCCGAAGTTTGGGAAGTAAAGCCCGCTAGTCAGGCAGTTTTAGAAAAAGTCGGACGTAGTAGAACTAATCAAGCGGCCTACATTAAGAACATGGCCAAGTGGGAAGCCGCTAGAGCATGGTGTAAACAACAAGGAATAATGTTTAGGGTAGTATCAGAAAACGATATTTTCCACAACGGCAAGCGATAAGTAGTTTGCTATGTTATACACATTTACGCCATTTTCTGTACCTATTTTCATGACGGATACTTGTTGGAAAGATCGACAAGTTATACACGATATAATTTCTGAAACAGAAACAGAGAATAAAAAATTTGGACAACGGTTAAATCTTGAGCAAGATCCGCGTCTCGATTCGTTTAAAGAGTTGATACTGTCTATTGTTCCTTCCTTGACAGAAAGACTAGGATTAACCACACCTGATTGCGAAATATCCAGTATGTGGTTGAACACTTACAAAGAAAACGAATTCATTCATCCGCACTGGCATGTTAACAGTTGGCTCAGTGGAGTGTATTATCCATACGGTTGCGAAACTAGTCCTATTAGTTTTGAATCCCCCTTACCCTGTCCAACACTAAGCCCAGCAATCACAAATAAGACTCAATTTAATCAAGAAATTGCAGAATATCGGATTAAAACAGAGTCTTTTCTTTTCTTTCCAAGTTGGCTAAGGCATTACACAGTGCCTACAGGACCCCAAGAAAAGATCAGCATAGCATTTAATATTTGGCCGCGTGGCTTGTTGCAAAGTGATGCAATTAGTAAAGTGGTGATTTAATTAGGATAAGTACTGTATGACTAAAAAACTTGAAGAATTGTTAAATTTGCCTGAAAATCAAGAAATCGTTAAAAGCGAAGAAAAGAATAATAGAAAAGCAGAAAAGCAATTAGCTCGTGATAATGCACCAGCAGAAAATCTATTTCGCGATATCAGCGAGATTGATAAAATTGCAGCCGCACTGCCTCAGGTAAAAGGATTAGGCGATATCGCTGACAGCGAATTAGATGCACTGGCACAGAAAGCCACTGATGCCTACGACGATTTAGTGGATTTAGGCATGAACGTTGAACCACGATATAGTGCTAGAATATTTGAAGTAGCACAGTCGGCACTCAAGAATGCCATTGATGCCAAGTCAGCGAAAATAGATAAAAAACTTAAAATGATTGAACTACAGCTCAAGAAGCAGAAGTTGGATCAAGAGTCAAAACCAGCAGGAGAAGGGGATGATATTCAAGGTGAAGGTTACTTGATAACAGACCGCAATAGCCTACTGGAAAAATTAAAGAATATGAAATAAATACAATAGTGGGGACAACTATGAAATCATTTAACGAATACTTAACAGAAAGCAAAAAAACATACGAGTTTAAGATTAAAATCGCCGGCGATTTAGACGAAGGTTTTAAGGTTAAACTTAAAGGCGCCATGGAACGTTTTTCTATTGTAAAAATGGATAACGGCAAACGTTTACCTATCGCAGAAACTCATCTAGATTTTCCAGCATTAAAGAATACAAACGTTACAGTATTCAATGTAGAAGTCAACTACCCTACAACTACACAAGTATTAGAAAACTACGTAAGTCAAGTATGTGGTTGTGAATTAGCAAAAATACGTGTTCTTACTGCAAATCAAGATGCAGAAAACGCAGAATTAAAAATCAATGAAAAGAAAAGTTCAGACGATGCACTACTAACTAATGAAGAATTAGGCGGTGAAAGTGCTCAGGACAAAGTCGGCGATAAACATATTTCAAGTTTCTTAAAAGGACTAGCAGCCGATGCAAAGTCTCGTGTGGATACACAAGTACACAAAGAAAAATCATCTGAAATGCCAGAGTCTGGGGCTAGTATCAGTCCAATCGGCTCCAAAACTCTAAAAGGAAAAAAATAATCATGGATATGAAAAAGATCATAGGCATCCTTACCGGTGTCAAAGAAGAAAAATCAACAACGCAATTAAACGAAAACATTGAAGAATGTGGAATGCCAGGCGCTATGGGCAGTATGCCTAACACACCTCCAGTGACTATGAGCGTTAACTTAAATGCGCAAGGTGTGGATAACATTAAGGAATTATTAAACTTAATGAGAAATGCAGAATCAGGCCATGGCAATATGCCTATGGGTGCTCCTATGGGCATGCCAGCAGTTGGCTTAGATATGCCGATTGCAGTTACTAAGATCGGCGGCGATGATGAAATGGGCGACGAACCAGAAGGCCACGAAGAGCCAGACGCAGATAACATTGGTGGTCCAAGTGATCGCGATGCTGATAATGCAGACGACAAAGATGGTGATCGTGGTATGGCACAGATAAGAGATCTTATCAGTAAAGCAGACAAGCCGGAAGAAGCCTATGCTAACGAGCCAGACGAGAAGTATGCAAGTACAGATGCTGTTACTTCAAGCGGCGATGACTTACACAAACAAAAGAGTATGCATCGTGCCGCTGCCGGCGGAGACAATGCAATGGCTGTTAGAGCAGAAGGCATTCGTCAAGCATTAGACCAACGTTATAAAGAAATTAAAGAAGGCAAGTAATTCGTCGGCGGTTAGCACCACGTTTTAAAACGGTGCCAAATAGACCCTACGGGGTCTATTTTTTTCGGTAAATAATTTTATGGCAACTAAAGCATTAGACGGCGTATTAATTAAGAAGGCTAATCGGCAGGAACGTTTCACGGAACAACAGATTGACGATTTAGTCAAGTGTGCAGACTCCACCGACGGATATTTGTACTTTGCTAAAAACTTCTTTTACATACAGCACCCAGTAAGAGGTAAACTATTATTTGAACCATTTGAGTATCAAGTAAATTTACTTCACAGTTATCACAATCATAGATTTAACATTAATATGCTACCGCGTCAAAGCGGTAAGACTACCTGTGCGGCTGGATACTTGCTATGGTACGCAATGTTTCATCCAGACCAGACTATTCTAGTTGCCGCACACAAATATACAGGCAGTCAGGAAATTATGCAACGTATTCGTTACGCATACGAAGATTGTCCTGATCATATTCGCTGTGGTGTAACTAACTATAACAAAGGGAGTATTGAATTTGATAATGGATCACGTATTGTATCAGCAACTACTACTGGCAACACTGGTCGCGGTATGTCAATATCCTTACTATACTGTGACGAGTTTGCATTTGTACAACCAAACATTGCGGACGAGTTTTGGACATCTATTTCGCCAACACTAGCAACTGGTGGCCGAGCAATTATTACTAGTACACCTAACAGTGACGAAGACACGTTTGCTACTATTTGGAAAGACGCAGAAAAGAAATTTGACGAGCACGGTAATACCACTGCTACCGGTGTCAACGGTTTCCATAGTTTTAGAAGTGAATGGTATGAACATCCAGACAGAGACGAAGCCTGGAAAACTGTAGAACTAGGACGTATTGGCGAAGAACGATTCCGTCGTGAGTACGGATGCGAGTTCTTGGTATTTGACGAAACACTGATTAACAGTATTTGTCTTGCTGGCATGGAAGGTAAAGAACCCACATTAAAGATGGGTCAGTGTCGCTGGTATAAAAAGCCCTCGGACGAAATGATTTATGCAGTGGCCCTAGATCCGTCGTTGGGCACCGGTGGTAACTATGCGGCTATACAAGTATTAGAATTGCCCACAATGATACAAGTTGCAGAATGGTATCATAATACTACTGCCATAGAAGGGCAGATAAAGATACTCAAAGACATTAACAAGTATATTGCAGAATCTTGTCCGAAAACACAGGGCAGTAATATCTACTGGAGTATTGAAAACAATACCGTAGGTGAAGCGGCACTAATTGTGGTCAAGAATGTGGGCGAGGAAAACATACCCGGCATGTTCATTGCAGAACCCATGCGTAAGGGGCACGTTCGTAAATTCCGTAAAGGATTTAATACTACACATCGTAGTAAGATTTCGGCTTGTAGCAGACTCAAGCACTTAATCGAATCCAACAAATTAAAAGTAAACAGTAAAGCACTGATATCCGAACTGAAAGCGTTTATTGCATCTGGCATCAGTTTTAAAGCAAAATCGGGGGAAACCGACGATTTAGTGTCGGCAATGCTCCTAGCAGTGCGTATGAGTGCAGTAATGGCTGACTGGGATAGCCGCGTTTTTGAAGTTATGACCGGGCGTTTAGAGGACGATGAAAACGATTATGAACCCCCTATGCCTATATTTGTTTCAACAGGATTCTAATAAATACTACTATGAAAGATTTAACCACAATTTCCACTGACCTTTTTAACAAAGTTCGTAGCAGATTTTCCAACGTAAAATTGGGAGATCAAGCAGGCGTTGTTATTACAGATCCAGCAACAGCTCGCTTTTTTGACTTGGATTTTACCCACGAAGGTGCAAGTCTAGGACACGTTAATATCAAGTTGGACAACGAAAGTTTGACTGTAATTTATAACGATTCTATGGTGGAAGGACAGCACGTTGATGCTAAAAAACACTGGTACGATTTTTTAAAAGAATTGCGTATGTTTGCCAAGTCAAACATGCTGAACTTTGATACTAGAGATATTACTAAAACAAATCTAGACAAGAGAGATTATGAATATCTGGCACAGGAAAACGGAGAAACAAAAATGAGTGAATCAAAATTATGGGGAACTAGTAAGACCAGTTTCCAAGAAATGGGCGATGCTAAAATTATTGTTAGACATAGCCAACCAGTTAATTATAATGTTCCAGCAGGACGTACTATGCACATTGAAAGCATTTACATTGAAAATGCCGCTGGTGAAAGATTCCGTTATCCACACCGTCACTTGAATGGTGCTCGTGCAATGGCCACTCACGTAGCCAACGGCGGAACAGTATACGATTCAATTGGATCACACATTTCTAGTTTATCCGAAGAACTAAGCAAATTACGTCAATTTAAAAATTATACTCAACGTAATGGTCTACAAGAAGCACTCAGCGATATTTCAGAATTAGTTTTAACTCGTATTACTGATATCAAAGAACACATTTCAAAACTACAACGTCAAGGCTACTATGCAGAATTTGCAGAAGGATTTTCTCCTGCAACCGATATGCCAATTCCTGAAGAAACAGTTAATAACTGGGTAGACGCACTAACAATCCGTACATTCAACGAAGAATTAAAATCAGTATTTCCTTTCATTTATCGTTTGGTAGATCAACCTAAGTCAGTTGGTTACGAAGATTTGGTTGGTGAAGCGAAAGCCGAATATTGCGATGCTTGCGATAGACCTGCAAAAGATTGTGAGTGTGAGGACGAAGATTTAGAAGAACATAACCATTTAGAAGACTTTGAACAACACTTAGATAACATTACGGCATTTGAGTATGACACACAAGAGCCAGTAATGACACAGCCTGAACCTACACCAGCACCAAATGCTCGCCAGGTAGTTGAGTTCATTATGAGCATGTATGACCAAGCGCAAGGCACTTTTCCTAAGGGCGAGGAAGGTGTAAAGATTGCTGTTGAAAAACGATTTGGCGATCAAGCAGGTCAATTTGCCAGCCAAGTAGTTGAAAAACTAAGCGTCAAAGACCAAATGATGCCAGCTCAAGAACAAAATACATTTTAATATGCGTCTAAGAGAAATAACGGAAACTAAACAGATAAACGAATTTGTGCCGTTGATCGGCGCAATCGCTGCCACTGTGATTCCAGGACTCGGTGGACTGACTATTGGCGCAATAGTAAGTGCAGTGTTTGTTGCTTGGACTGCTTTGGACATATATCAGTATGCTGTAAAGTTAAAAAACGATCCAGGGTCCATGGAGTGGTATGATTGGTCATGGTTAGTATTTGATTTATACTGTATGAAAGGGCCGTTAAAGTCACTTTCTCAACAGGCAAGAAAAAAAATATTCGATATGATACCCGACTCTGCTAAAAAGGGTATGGGCGAAGCAGTTAAAGAACGAGTAATGAAAGAAGTGGGTAAAGATGCAGCCGGCGCGGCTGACGATATCTACAAACCACAACCTCGTAGAAATCGTGTTGACAGTGTGCCAGGCACCAAAGCGGCAGAACCTGCTACGCAAGCGGCACCTAAGACTGCACCACAACCAACACCAGCACCAAAGAATCCTAACCTAATCGACAGACCATTTAAGAAAGAAGAGCTAATGCGTCTAGCAGGATTGGCAAAATAAACCACATATAGAGCAAGATTTATCTTGCTATTATAAATAAAAGTGCGTACAATAACATGTATGCACTTTTTGTTTTACGTGGTGTAAAACAAATATAAGGCAAAAACGCAGTACATAGGCATATTAAAAGGAGAACTATTATGGCCACATTAGCAGAAATTCGTGCAAAACTTCAGGCACAAGAAACAAAAT